AATGCAGTACGCTCCCATCGTATTTGCGTAGTTTGGAGAGTGAGCTTGTGGGTTGCTATAAGTTGTGGGATGAACTCGCAGACGAGCCACAATTTTTTGCTCTCATAAATGTTGTCAATTTTCTTGCCGTTGAAGAATATGACGTTGCTGTTTGTAAGCGTGAAGTTTTTAAGGCGATACACCTTGTAGAAAGCGTAAAAAAGAATATTAGAGAGGAGGGATGAAGTGGCGAGTTTTGATGCTTATGTAGCAAGAGTTAATCAGCGTGGCGATACTGAGCGTGAACGCACTCTTTATTATCAGAAGCGTTATCTCAAAAATCTTGCTATCAATTCCCTCTCTTGTAAATCGTGTTTGGTAAATGGCGTAAACCAAAGTCTTGTCATTGACGATGGCACACTTCCCTACTACAAGGATGTGAAAAGTTTGCCTGACGAATATTTTAACGCTGGCGATCTGGTTGAATGGGCTGACTCAATGTGGCTTATAGTTTCGTGTGACTGGGACAAGGAAGTTTATACTTACGGCAAAATGCAACAGTGTAATTATTTGCTGAGATGGCAAAATAAAGACGCTGAAATTATAGAGCGTTGGGCTGTTGTGCTTTCTGCCTCTAAATATAACAATGGCGAAAAATATAATAATATCATCGTTGTGGGTTCTAACCAGTTAATGATTTATTTACCAATAGATGAGGAAACTCTGAAATTAAAATCCGACAAGCGACTTCTGGTTGACTTTAATACAGAATCACCAAAATGCTATGACGTTACACGTACTGATACTGTTACTATGGGCTACGATGGAGTTGCCGAGCCGAGATATGATGGTAAGGGTTGTATTCTTTTAGTTCTTACTGAAACAGAAATTAATCCCGATGTTGACAGAATTGACTTGATGCTTTGCAATTACATAGACCCATCAGATGTGCCGCAACCTACTTCTTCCATCCTCATACATTATAGTGGCAACCCCGAATTAAGAATCGGTGGTCGTAAGACCTTTACAGCGGAGACAGATGCGAGTGATATTACATTCAATCTGGTATATTCTGCGATGTTGGAGAGTAAGCTAACGTATACACAAGATGGCAATAAGTGCGTTGTAAAGTGTGCAAATGATTCGGCATTGGTTGGGGCAAGCTTCAAAATTGAAGTCGCAGGTGGCGGTCAGCGAAGTGATTTGCTGGTTAGTGTCATTGGTGCGGTATAGGAGGTGTTAGGATTTGGCGAGATCAAAAATCATAAGAGAGTATAAGAACAAGATTATATCAGAGTTGTCTCAGGATGACGAGATTATAAGAGGTCTTGGGCTGAACGATGGTGAATCGGAAGATGATTTGATTTGGGTCAGACTAATGCCGCACCGTTATGTCCCAAACACACAGGAAAGCGTAAAAAGTTATATTACGGTGGAAATAAATATTCCTCAAAGGCGTTTACGCTATGGCGAAAGCAGTAGTAATATTTGGACTCACCCATATATTATATTTAATATTATTGTGCATCAGGACGATATGAAACTCAATTTGGTTGGTGAGAGTGGTACAAGAATGGACTATCTTGCAGAGCTTGTTGAAGATAAATACGACGGGAGACAAGATTTTGGCGTTGGAACTTTATCTTTGATATCTGATGTTGCAGGTGATGTTAATGATACCTATAGGGTAAGGGAGCTTGTGTTCGAGGCTGTTGATGTCTCAGGTGTCTGCGGGTGACTAAATGTTTGCAGTAGATGAAGCAAGATTAATCACTGGAAAGCCTTTTGATATTGGTGTTGGCATTACGCTTTATCAGCCTACAGTTGAAGAAGTGCTTAATGTCGAAGATGAATATTTGAAAGTGCTAAGTTCCTTTACATCTGAACCGTTTGATATGCCATACTACTTAGATCAGATGGGTATAGACTTTGAAAAAATCAAACCGTTTGAGCTATTTTGCATTTTGGCTACATCAACTCCGCAAAGTAGTTCCAGATTGCTTTTTGGAGACTTGGATTTTGAGAAATTCAAACCCGCTACTCAGGGTGACGAATTAATATTGGTTCATGAGAATGGGGCGATTATAGATTCGCACACGAGAGAGAGAATTGCCGACTGCATAAGGCGTATGAATGGTTTGCCTAAAAACAACCTTACGTCTTGTGAGAATAAGTTTACGCACGATTTAATGATACGACAACAAAAGAAAAATATAGATAGGGCGCAGAGAAGAGCTGAATTGTTTGGCGAGAGTTCTCAATATGCAACGCTTGTCTCTTCTTTGGCGGCTGAATGGCACAGTTATGATGCTGTGTTGAAGTTAAAGATCGGTCAGTTTTATGATGCGATCATACGTTTAGGTTATAAGCAGAACGCAGAAAATCTGAATCGTGGTTTATATGCGGGTACGATTTCGTACAAAAATATAAACAAGAAAGATTTGGATTGGATGCGTCCTATTAAAACAAAAATATTATAGAAAGGTGGTAAATTATGGCTTTAAATAGTATAGCTGTAAAACAGATTATTGGGGCTTGGGGCTTTAAGAACGATGACTCCGTGGCGTGGATGTGTTCACAATGCTCCAATCTTCAGATCACTCAGGACGGAGAAACAACTTCTAAGTTGGATGCCAACGGTTCAACTATCTTTACCATTGATAGGAATAAGTCTTGTCAGATTTCATTTGACTCATCAGTCCTCGATTTGAGCATCCTTTGTGCTCTTAACGGAGTTGAAAGAGTAGATGCGACTTCTGAAAACCAAATTCGAGTTCCTTTTATCCAGAGATTTACATTAACATCTGAAGATATTGGAAATGGCTATATTACTTTATCTAAGGATGTCGTCAGAGAAACCGATAATAAATATCAGATTTCATTCCACACTCTTACGACAGATGGCTCTTTAAAGGATAATTATACTGGCTCTGCAAGTGCTGACGCAACACATTTCTCATACAATTCGACAAATCATAGAATTACACTTCCTGTAAGTGGCACTGCACAGTCTCCTACGCAGGTATTATCCGTGGGCGACAGAGTTGAGGTTATTTATGAATTTGAAACAGCTTCTGGCGTTCTGGTTGCTAATGCTGCTGACAAGTTCCCTAACGCTTCAAAGGTAAGATTTCTTGTTCTTGCGGTTGACCTCTGCCAGCAAGATACCGTCCGCGCGCTCTGGATCACCGCAAAAAATGCGAAACCTCAAACTGGAAACACAATATCTTTGAATCTTGAGGATTCTATCACAGTAACTCTTGATTTAGCATATTCATACTGTGACGAGTCAAAGGATTTCTACGAGATCACAGTTGCAGACGAAGATTTTGTATGGTGATTAATTATGGCAAATTTGATAGAATGCTGGATTTGCGGAACTAAGCACGATTATTGTCCTACTTGTGGAAATACGCATGGATGGAAATATGTCGCAGATACTCCAAGGTGCTATCAGATTTATATGACTTTTCAATCATATAAAGAAGGCGTAATTTCAAAAGAAGAAGCGGCTAAGGAATTTGCCGAAAAGTGCGATATAAAAGCAAGTGATGATCTTTCGTGGCTTCTCCCCAACTTTGAATACGAATTGAGACAGATAATTGGTGAGAAGAAAGAAGTTAAATCTTCGAGAAAATCTAAATTGTTTGAATAACACAAAGGGGTAGGAGGCTCTTATAGGCAACTTACCCCTTTTCTTTTTTAATTGGGTTGTAAAGGAGGAGATGTTATAAAATGTATACTGATAAATTATTTAGCGTTTATACGCTCTATAATCCAATAAGCAAAAAATATTATGTAGGAATTACCTCTCAAAAACCAGAAGATAGATGGAAGAGAGGTCGTGCATATTCGCATAACATACATTTGACCAAAGCTGTAGAGAAATACGGCTGGGACACTTTTGAGAAGAACGTTGTTGCTACTGGTCTGCCGTTTGAGGTAGCGTCCCGCTTTGAGCAAAGATTAATAAATGAATGTGATAGTTATAAAAACGGATATAATCAGTCTTTTGGAGGAGAAAACAGTCCAAGTTTTAGTATGAGTGATGAAGCAAGAAAGAAGATTGCGGATTCACGGCATAAATATCGTGGTGAAATGTGTTGGAATTATGGTAAGACAATTCAGGAAATAATGGGTGATAAATACGAGACATGGCTTACTAATGTTAGGGCAGCAAGGCAGAAACCAACTTTAAAATGGAAAAAGGTTATTTGCCTCAATGATGGCAAAATTTATGATAGTTGTGAAAAGGCAAATCTTGCATACAATTTTAATACGATAAATGATATTTGCAACTGCCGTCGAGGAACAGACAAGTATGACGAAAACGGGTATGAATGGAAATTCGAGTTTTATGAAGATGGCGCGCAATATAGTTTTAATGATTATAACATAAAACATTCCAAAAAGGCGGTCATTTGCGTAGAAACAGGAGAAATTTTCTCAAAGCCAAGTGAGGCTGCGAGAGTTATGGGGTTAGATAATTCAACTTTGCTCAAGCACATAAAGGGTAAATACACTCATACTCATGGTTATCATTTCCAATATTATAAAGATTATATTGCATTAGACAAAGCTGTTTAATGCGGTTTATAGGAGAAAATATGAAGATACTCAGTTTAGATCAGAGTTCGACTGCGACTGCGTTCTCAGTAATGCAAGACGGCGAACTGCTTGACTATGGGCTTATAAAGCCTAAATCTTCAAAACGTGTTACGAAAGTCATGATAGAAGAAAATCCTCATCTTATAACAATAACGATGCCAGAAGATGAATACAATACAACTTTACTTCGCATTAGTTATATCTGTGATGTGGTGAAAAAATTAATTAAGAAAAAAAAACCTACAAAAGTCGCCTTTGAAGAAATATATGTAGCTCCAACCTATAATCCTATAACTAAGCGTATGGATTATAGCCGAGTCAATATTTCGGGGTTTAGAAGTTTAAGTCGTTTACAGGGGCAGCTATCTCGTATTTTGTGGGAGTTGAAGATGCCTTATGATATTATCTTGGAGCAAACATGGATAACTGCATTTGGTAAATACAATAGCAAAATAAAGCGAGAAGAACGCAAGGCTGATGTAATGGCAAAGGTGAACGAAATGTACGGGTTGAATATAGAAGTTGACGATATAAGCGACGCTATTGGACTTGCTTATTACGTTTCGCAGTCTCAAACTTAACTTTTGTGCTTATTCTGGGATTAAAATAAGCGTACTAATTATAAAGGAGAATGATATGGCAACTATAACAGAAGTAATGGGAAAGAATTTTGCTCTCAAAAACGCAGTAAAGCGCATAAATGGCGTTCCTGTGACCGTAAAAACATATCTTGACGCTGACAACTATTCAGAGATTGTAAACACCATTGCCAATTCTTGCTTTGACGAGAACGGCGCATACCGCCCTGAATATCGTGAGATTGCGAGAAGATATGTAATAATCAAATACATGACTGACATAGACCTCGGCGACATGGGAGTTTCAGAGGTGTTCAAATGCACACAGGGCAGCGCATGGTTTGCTTCTATTGCAACCGATGTGACAAAGTTGCCTGTCTGGGCAGAAATCGAACAGGCGGTAGATGAGGCAATTAATTATAAGAACCTTACACGCAAGACCTCGTTTGACGATTTGTGCGTAGTTCTTTCGGAGTTTGCTGAAAAGATGGGCGACACTAAATCTCTGGACGAAATTGCAGAAAAGATGGCAAATTTGGATGACAAGGCTGTTGTAAAGGCAATCATAGAGAAGCCTGTAAAGAAAGCTAAAGTTAAGAATAAGTAAGAGGTGATGGCGTATGGCAGATAGTTTAGGAAATAACGAATATACTGTTTATTGCCATGAATCCCCAAGTGGTAAAAGATATGTGGGGATAACTTGTCAAGATGTAAAAAAAAGATGGCGAGATGGCAAAGGGTATGCAAACAACCACCACTTCACTAATGCCATAAACAAATACTCATGGGATAATTTTGAACATTATATTTTATTTGAAAACTTGACATTAAAAGACGCACAATGTAAAGAGAGAGAACTCATAGCTTTATGGGATTTAACAAATGAGAAAAAGGGATATAATGTTTCTTCTGGCGGATGGGGTAAAAGTGGATGTCATTTGTCGGAAGAAACTAAAAAGAAAATAGGTGAGTCCAATAAAGGAAAGAAAATATCTAAAGAGCAAAGAGAACGTCTTTCTGAAAGAACGAAAGGAAAACCATCTCCAAGAAAAGGTGTAAAATTAACGGAAGAACAAAAACATCAAATGTCTTTGAGATTAAAAGGCAAACCTTTATCTCCTGAAAAATATCAAAAGTTATTAAATGCTCTTGCCAAACCCGTATTGCAATTTGATTTCAATGGGAAATTTATTAAAGAGTATATTTCAATAATTGATGCAGAGAGACAGACGGGGGTGTCAAACGTCAATATTTCGAGATGCTGTCTTGGTAAGGTCTATAGTGCTAATTCATACATTTGGATTTATAAAGAATCCTATAGTCTTAATCTTTTATTGGAGAGATTAATTACTATAAGAGAAATAAATAACATATCAAAAGAAGTTGAGCAATATACTATTGACGATATATATGTGACAACATTCCCTTCTATAAGAAAAGCAGCTAAGTTTGTTGGTATAGCACCTGTTAATATAAAAAAAGTATGTGATGGCAAGCGGAATAAAGCTGGTGGATATAAATGGAAATTTAAATTATTATGTGATATAGATGAATTAATAGAAAACGAGGTGAGCGAATATGGCTTCAATTCGCAGTCAGCTCACTAAAATTGCTGTCATGAATATGAAAACTGGTAATGGCGAGACTTATGCCGAGAAATTAAAGCATGAAGTCGACAAGTTGTATGATTGTATTCAAGACGAGATAGACCGTTTCTATCGTAGTTATACGCCATCGCCTCATGGCTATAAGAGAACTTGGCGTTTTCACAGCTCATTATACGCAGAAGATTTAGTTGACATTCGTATTAATGGCAATCAAATAGAATTATCTTTGAAGTTCCATCCTGATTTAGTATTTCATGAGAACTTTGACGGAACTCACGAAACAAACGTTGCCGTGATTTTGAACTACGGTTACGTGGCAAGGGAATTGGAACAGCGAATTGGTGTTGTTGATTATTTTACAAGGCGTGACGGTTTCTTCTTTATAGAAAACGGTATAATGCGTTGGAATAAAACAAATAGTCTCGGCATACAGATAGATGTAACTGCTATATACAACGGCAGACAGTTTTCATATTTTTAAGGTGGTGATTAGATGAATAATGATAGTATTGTTGTAACGGCGAAATTGAATGTCAATGCATCTGAAGCATTAATATTAAAAGACTTAGAAACGATTCAGTCAGATTTGAAGTCAAAGCCTTTGAAGATAAATTGTGCTGTAAATGATGTTGCTCTGAAAAATATTCAAACTCAGTTAAACTCGTTGTCAAAAGACCTTAAATTGGATATTGGTGGCGTTAATGTGAACAGTGCTGTGATGCAAACGGTAAGTGCTGTGCAAAACAGCATATCTAAGGTTGGCACTAATATCAATATTCAACCCAAAATCGATTCAAAAGCGGTAGAGAATGTCAGCGACACTTTAAAAAACTTTGGTATAGGGGCAAACAATGTTGAAAGACTAACAAAGTATTTAAGTGAACTTGATATTACCATTACAAAGATAGCACCTAAGTTTGTAGAAGTTGCGAATAGCGGAAAACTTTTAGATACCGTAACAATTCAAGGTGTAGATAAGCAAACGGGAAGTCTTGTAAGAATCGTAGATCAACTTGACAATCTTGAGGGTAAGACGGCTAAGACAACATATACGGTGACGCAGAATTTAGCCGAAATTGAAAAGGAAAATAAAAGGATTGAAGATTCTGCAAAGGCAGCACAACTTGCTTATAATGATTTCTTAAAGCTTAAAGGTCAAGCTGATCTCTACTCAAAAAAGTTTAGTGGAGATGATAACCTAAAAGCTCAACTTGCCGACATTCAAAAACTTGTTGCAGAATTTGACAATACTCAGCCTGTAGAAAAGCAACGTGAAAGTATTATTAGAATCGACAATGCGCTCAAGATTGTCAAGGCGGATATTGATGCTATAAGTAAAGCTGCCTCACAGACAAGTACCAATGTTGACAGAATATATCCCAATTTGTCTTTTAATAAATCAGATTCATCTACGGCAATTCTTACAGATGCAAAAAATCAGCTCAACACGTTCTTTAACGCAGAGTCTATTGATAGTACGGCTTCAAGGGTTAAACGTGCGGTTGAAGATGCATCTGGTTCTTTACAACGCTTTTATGTTCAGATTGAACGTGGGGATAAGTCTGTCGAAACTCTCACTTATGCCCTTAATGAGCAAGGTAACGCTTATGAATATCTTGGCAAAGTGGTGCGTGAAGCCGACAACTCTACGGATTTTCGTCGCAAAGGCTTAGATACTCAAATTGAGATTCAAACTCAAAAGGTAGAGCAGTTTGCAGAAACGGTTGGCAAGTCGCAAGAGGCTACTGCTATCTTGGGCAATGATATTGCTAAACTAAGAGAGGATATTAGCAAGGTTGGCGACACAAATGCCATGAACGCATTTCTTGACAACTTTGACATTGCAAAAGCTAAATTTGGAGCAATAAGCGCACAGTTGCAAAACACCAAAAGGGATTATGATAGTGTTAA